GCACGCGGCGTCGAAGTCGCCGTCGAAGTCGCCGTCGCGTTCACGGCACCGTGAACATCGTCAGCCTCGCGCTCCTGCGTGAGGTGCTCCTCCAGATCCTGCGAGAAGATGCCGCTCGACCGGGTGACCCCAATCACCGCGTCGATCTTGGCGCGCTTCTTCGCCATCTTCAGGACGGTGTTCTTCGTGCCCACGATGTCCGGGTTCTCGACGCGCCCAATCTGTTGACTGGTGATCGCCGGGTCCGTGTCCGCGAACTTCGCTCCGCATCCGCCCTTGGTCTTCCAACACAACCAGCCGCCGCCGTACTCGGCCTTGCCCCTGATGATGCCGTCCTTCTGGCACGAGGGGCAGACCCGCCGCGAGTCGCGCCAGCGGTACTTCGCCTCGAACGACGAGCACGACCCCAGTCCGGACCCGACAAACATCTCGTCGGTCTTGCGCACCAGTTCGCACTGGATGGTGTAGTCGAACAAGCCGCGATCGAAGTCTTCGACCTTCGACAGGATGCGATACCGGTCGGCCAGTCCGTACACGTCGCACAGCTTCTCGGCCCCGGACTTCAGCAGCACCTTCTTCTGGCCTGCGCCGGGGATGATGCCGTAGTCGCCACCGTCGGTGCCGCCGTCCTTCGACTCTTGCAAGTAGCCCGCGCAGAACTCCTGCAACTCCTCCATCCGCCGCTTGGCGAGTTGCACGTTCATCACGGGCATCAGCACGACATCGCCCGGCGCTCGCCGCACCAGTGCGCGGCCGGTGTTGTCGTCCATCAGTTCCGCCTCCACCAGCGTCTGCGTCAAATCTTCACCTCGTCGGCATAGCGATCGATCAGGAGCGCAATCAGGTCAGCGCGCGTCAGGTTCAGCCGCTGCGTGGCCTTCCGCACTTTCTCGTGGTGGTCCGGCGTCAGGGTCAGGCTCACGGGCGCGCGAACCTTGCCGCGAAACAGGGAAACGGCTCCCGGTAGCACGCGCTCTTTCTCGCTGCCCTGCCGGGGAATATCAATCGTCGCGTGTCTTGGCATAGGGTTACTCCTCGTTCAAATCAATCCGTCTCGCTCCCGGCACCAGTGCCGTCACCGTCCTCCCGGCCGGAGCCGGGACCACAGGAACAGGAGCCACCGGCTCCGGGAAGGGACTCGCCGTGGGCACCGGCGGAATCGCATACACGCCTCGCTTCGCGGCCTCGGCATAAATCGCGGGTGCGGTCACAATCGACACCCGGATCAGCACATCGAGGTCGGCATCCGACCCGGTGCGCCCTTCATCGCGCCACTTCTTCCGGAAGTAGCGAATCCACCGGAACAGATGCGCGTCGGTCATGTCGGCAACCTTGATGGCCTGCATCTCGCCATCCGGTCCCTTCATGACCCACGTCGTCGCATCCGCTTGGAGCCGCGCCTTCACGATTCGACCTCAATGATATTGATAATAGCACGGACCCAGCGGTCCGTGCCGGTGGTCGCTTAGGCGGCCGACTCGTCGTCGTCCTCGAACGAGATGAGCCGGTTGCCCTTGTCGAGAATGAGCGGGTCGAGGGCGGCCTTCAGGTCGGCCAGTTCCTGCGCCACCTTCTGGGCAATCAGGGTGTCGCTCTTGAGCGTCTTGTGATCCATCCCCTGCATGACCGCTCGCGCCTTGACCACGATGTCCCCGAGTTCGGCGTCATCCGTCACGTTGCGGAGTTCGAACATCGTCAGGAAGTCGTTCAGGTGCCCGATGGTCGTGTGCGCCAGCCGCTTCGGCTTGCCGTCCTCACCCGGTGTCAGACGTTCCGCGAGGTGATCCACCAGTTGGGCCAACCCGGCGCGCATCGCCTGCTGGCACTCGCCTGCGACCGACTCCAGCCGTGCCCGCTGCTTCTCGACCTCGGCCTGAAAGAGGGCTGCACTGATGGCCTTCAGCCGCGACGGCGTGTCGAAGGTCACGTAGCTGTATTCCAGATAGAACGCCGCCCGGAACCGTTCCGCGCTCGGGTAGTCCCGCACGTTCGCCGCCGACCCCAGCCGCTCCGTGGTTTCCTGCACGCGCATCGGGTAGTTCGCGACGGCCGCGTCCACCAGCACCTGTCGCCGGGTCTGCGCGTCCTGCAGCATCGTCTCGATGTCCGGGACCATCGCAATCGGAATCATGTAGACGCCGCCCTTGAACAGCGACGAGAAGGCGAGCCGACGAATCGCGGCGGCCAACGCCGAATCGTGCTTCTGAATCGCCACCAGTTCCGGCGAGACAATCAGCGTCTTCGACAACCGCAGCAACTTCTTGTCGGGTTCCTGCGTCGGGTCGTCGGCCGACAGCACTGCTCCGGCGAGCGGGGCCTGCTTCGTGTTGCCGAACTGGCCAATCTTCAGGACCAAGCAAATCGTCTTCGCCGCGACCAGCTGGCCTGCGGTCGGGGTGTCGAGTGCGGTGTCGGGCGTCGTCTCCATCGTCGTCGTCATGTCCTATCTCCTATGCCTCAATGATACTGCCATCGTTCAGCGATGTCAAGGGGCTACTTGCCCGTGACGGCTTTCAGCAGCGTCTTGAGCAGGAACCCGCCGACCTTGCGCTCGATGCCACTGCGCGTGGTCGGGATGCCGGTCTTCCGGGCGAAGTTCCGACGCGCCTGCGTGAGGCCGATGGCGCGCTTCCATGAAAAAGTGAGGCCGGGTCCGAGTTTCATCGTCGTCGCCTACTGCGGCAGCTTCGCGCGATTCATTGAGATCCAGTTCTCAATCCCGTTGGACGTGATGCCCGCCGCGTACACGACCGACGCCTCGCAACAGGCGAACCCGATGTCTTTCTCGACACTGGTCCCCACGATCTCGGTCGAATACGTCCCGAACGTCAGTTTCAGCGTCAAGGTGAGGCTCTTGTTGGCCACCGCTTCCGGTGCGGCGAACGCCCGCTTCTCCACGTGCGTTGCGCCGGATAGGCCCCGCTCAATGCTGAGGACCTCCACGACCACCACCGCGTCTTCCGGGGCCATGACGAGGCGGACGACATCCTTGTGGTTCTTCTTCAGTAAAACCCGTTGCAGGTTGGCCCATGCCTGATGGCGCTCCCGCAACGCCGCATCCTGAAATTCAGCGGTCGGTTCCACCACGTACACCGCCACCGGCGCGGCCTTGGGTTTCTCAGCGGCAGTCACCGCTACGCTTGTCCATAGCACCGCCGCCGCCATCGCCAGTGTCTTCATCGTCGTCACCGTCATCGTCGCCTCCGCCTAGTGTTTCTGTAAAAGCAGCACATCGAAGACGGTGCGACCCAGCGTCGTCAGCCGCCACACGTCCGCCTGCTGCACCGGCCCCGTGTAGGTATCCAGCCGCGTGATCAGCCCGGCTCGCGACAGACTGATCGATGTGCGGCGTCCAATCTCGGTGGTCGTCATCCCCCGCCGCGTCAGAATCTCCAGCACGCGCTGTTGCGACACGCTGAAGCCCGAGGTCGTCGGGCCGCGATTCATGCGCGCGGTGCGGCTCATTTCTGCGTCAGCTGTGCCGTGACCGGCCTCGTGCCGGTCTTGACCGACTTCGACACCTTGCCGATGGCTTTCTCGACATCGTGGGCAGTGTCACAGGACAGCTTTGTGCCGTCGGCCGTGACCACCGCTTCACCGTTTACGATCGTGACTGTCAGACTCGCCATGACTATGCGCTCGCTTTCAAAACGATTTCGCCTTTGGTGCCCGTGGTCCGCGTGACCCGGAATCCTTTGCGGGCCAGCACGCGCGTGCTCACCGCCGCCGCGTACTCGTCCTTGAATTTTGGCAGCGACAGGCCGCCGCACCGGTTCGCGATCTGCTGACCCGATCCCCACGAGTCGTACACCGGGGTGTAGCTGCCATCCGCCTCGTGGCACAGCCCGATCTCGTAGTCGATACCGGGAAACGTGATGGCGTGCGTACATGTTCCGAACGTCTTTGGATCCCGCCGATTCGCCGCCGCTTCCTGCGCGTTCCAGTCGTTCATGAACTGGCCGAACCACCGGTGCGTCGTCTGGCCAATCACCAGTTCGCCGCCGCACGCCTTCGCTGCGGTCGCTGCCGCGTCGAGGTCCCGAATCTTGATGTCTACATCTGCGACGTGTGACACTCTGCTATCCAACCTTTCTAGGAACAATGATACGGCCAACGGACCCTGAAGTCAAGCCTGTGATGACGGCCCTCACAGGCCGCGATGTTCCGTCAGCCACGCACGCTCCGCCGCCAGTGCGTCTGCTCGCGTCTTGAAGGGTGCCAACGCTGCACCGATGACGGCTTTCTCGACCGACCCGAAGTGCTCCATCGGCAACTCGCTCTGCGGCGTGAAGGTCGCCCCGTCGGCTCCGAGAATCGGGCCACCGACCGGGCGCATGTCGGCTACCCAGCCCAGACCAGTCGCGGGATGCGGTTCGACGTGGCTGACCCGGCAGACCGCCACGGTGCCTTCGTCCAACAGGTCGCCCAGCGCATCGTCGTAGACGAATTGCAGCTTGCCGTCCTGAATTTTGATGGTGTGGTCGCTCATGACGTCGCCCCCTTCAGCCGGGCCGCCATCAGGACGACCATGCAGGCCGGGCACTTCGGCGCGTTCCGGCCGTTGTAGGCCGAGGTCAGCACCGCGCCACAGACCGGCGGGTCGTTCGCATCGGGCGGGAGGCCCATGAAGGTGTTGAAGACGTGGAGTTGTGTATCGGGGTTGCCCTTCGTCGTCGCCGTCGTCATGTCTTAATGGTAATTCCAATGCACCCGAAAGTCAAGGGTCATCGGAGCGCCTGATACAACCAGAGCACCAGCTGGAGTGCCATCACCGCCGCGATGGCCCGGAGCGCCCATCGCTCGATGGGATCGCTCACTGGTCGCTCACTGGTCGTCGCCGGGTACGGGCGTAGCGAGGAACGGGAACGGCAGGAGGCGGCCCGGCGTGGACGGAGACGCGTCCGCAGGCGCATCCGCCTCGCGGGGAATCAGGTCGGCCTCGGTGCAGATACCCATGCCCCAGAGCGCCCCCTGCACGAACGACAGGGCGCACAGCACGGCCTCGCGCTCGGCAGCATTCGGCTCCGGCACCCACTCGCATCCGCACGCGGTGCACTTCCACACCTCGCGCTGTTGTTCGTCGTTCTCCAGATACTCGCCCGTGCCCTCGATCTCGTTGTACGGAGCCGCACACTCTGGGCAGTGCTCCGGCTCGACCTCGTTCGGGTTGGGCAGGGCCACGATCATCCGCTGCACCTCGGTCATCATCGTCGCCAGCAGCGCCCACTTCGGATTCACCGGCGTGTGCGTGGCCGCGAACGCCGCGAGCATCGCCGCGTACCGGTCCAGCAAGGTCGTCGTCGGTTCAATGCTCACGGCTCGACCTCGATCTGCTGCTTCAGCATCTCCACCGTGTTCTGGAACGCCCGCTCCAGCACCTCAGGACTCAGCGCCAGCGGGTAGACGCTGCCGCTCCGGCCCATTCCGGCACAAACACAATCCGCGATGAAGTCGAGCACGTCGATCAGGTTCACGTCGGCCGGGACGCCGTCGTCCTGCGTCAGATGGTGCCGGTTCAACGCCCGGTGCCGATCCCACCAGTCGTGCGTGTCGAACCCGGTCACGAAGTCCGCGTGGAAGCTATCGAGGTCCGAGAGCTTGTCCGTGTCGTGATTGATCGCGGACTCGATCAGGCAGCGTCGGAAGAACGACAGCGCAGCGGCCACGTCGCCAATGTGCTGGATCGAACTCTCCCGCAGCGTCTGCTTGGAGATGGTGGCGTAGTCACAGGTGCGCGTGTCGGCGGTCGCGCTCGTCTTGATCCGGATCATCGGTACTTCGTTCCTCGGCCTCGCCGCCGTGTCGGGGGCGCAGGCTCCACAAAGCGTTCGTTGATGAGTGAGGGCGGCGACGTGCTCCGGTCCACGTCGTAGCCGTAGATGGCGCAGGGGTAGCCGTTCTCCAGCGCGTCCCGTCGCGCCCCCTCCAGCGTCCCGGCACAACTCAGCACGGTCGCATCCTCGGTCCCCTCGGTAATCGCACGGGCGTCGTAGACGACGAATATCTGATCTGCGTCTGGCTTACTTGAGTCTGTTCTACTCATATTCCGTTCACGGTACCGTGATGAAGTCCCAGCCGGTCGGCCCCCAGTGAGAGCGCGTGGAACCGGTGCGCGTCGTACCACTCCCAGCCGGTATCGTGGAACAGCCAGACGCCGGAGATACCCGACACCAGCAGGAGCTTGCTGCACTGCACACACGAGGGTGGCCCAGACGGCACCAGTCCGGCCGGGCCGATCTTGACGTGGGCACAGTCGGCGCTCCGCACTGTCCCGCCGGTCGCCAGCGCCAGCATCAGGGCTTGCTGTTCGGCGTGGACGGCCTCGACCCGGCACGTGGCCTTGCACGCCTCCGTGCCGTCGCAATCGAAGCCACGAGGCTTGAAGTTGTAGCCGTGCCCCATGATGCGACTGTCGCGGAAGATGACCGCCCCGCGCTGGCTCCGACAGGGCGAGAGCTTCGCCATGCTGATCGCGAACTGGATGATGTCCTCCGGCGGCTGCTGCCTCACAAGGCTTCCTTCGCAATGAAGTCGCACAGGAGCACCCACGCGTTATAGGCCGGGTGCAGTTCCTGCGGAGGGATGCGATTCGCGTTCAGCCACTGCGCGAGGTTGTTCGCCACCGCGACGGCTTTCTCGTGGGCCTCCGGCGTGGTCCTCAACTGCGCCAGCGCAAACTCCAGCCGCGCCACCTTCTCGCGCAGGCCGCACGCCGTGCAGGGCGGAGCCGTCGAGGTCTTCAGGCCACACATGCTGGCGAAGCCGAAGACCGGGTGATGCACCATCTCGCGATCCACGCGCACCTGACACCGGGGGCATTCCTCCATGTCGCCGTGCGACGTGGTCGGCCCCCCTTCGCAGGCTCGCTTTGGAATGAACTGCGTCACGAAGTTCAGGCTATCGATCTCGGTCATCGTCCCAGTCTGCGGCCAAGAGCATCTCCTCCGGCGAATCGAACACAAGGGCGCGTTCCTCGGGCGTGTGCTGAAGTTGCGAGTACCAGCCCTCGCGTTCTGCGAGCGCGACCAGCGCGTTCCGCCGTTCGAGCTTCGCGGCGAAGATCAAACCACCGGCGCACAGCACCTGTCCATCCTGCCACTCGGACCAGTCCGTGCGCGGGTCGTCCTTCGTCACCGACTTGTGGCAGGGGAACGTCGCGCCCTTTGGATGCAGGAAGTAGCTGATATAGCTCGCCGCCATCTCTGGACTATGCCGCGCCCCGCCCTCCTTGCGAAAGGGACAGGACTCGCACGGGATGCGCTGCTTGAAGATCGCGGGCTTGATGCGCGGGTCCATCAGCGCACGTAGCGGAAGACCGCGATGATCGTTTCGTTCAGCACGTCGGGACCAGTCATCTGCCGGTGCAGGGCGAACGTCTCCAATTCATAGCCACGCTCGGCGTTGACGTTGATCACGTGCTCGAACTGGACCGACAGCAACGGGGTGTTCGCCATCGACACGCCGTTCTTCCAGTTCTTCGACACCTCGGCCACGATGAACGGCTGGCTCACTTCGTCGTCTCCACTACCACGAACGGCCGCGCCTTGCGCTGATAGATACGGTCGGCCCGGCGGTAGTCCATGCCGTGCGCCAGCGCGAACCCAATCCAGAGCGAGTGCCAGTACACGTCGCCTGTCTGCACGAACGCGTTGTGGCAGACCACCGACTGCCACTCCTTCAGAATCGTTTCCTCACGGGTCGTCGTCGCCGTCGCATTCACTCTCGCCACAGGTGCTCCTTCAATAACTGATACGTCGCCGGGTGCATCATCAACGTGTCGTTGCCCATCTTGACGACATCGCGCCGGGGGACTTGCGGGATCACGATGCGCGAGCCGACCCACGGCCGCCACGGCCATGTCAGCAACCGCTCCCACCACGTGCGATGCACCGTGATAGGTTCGCCCTCCTCCGTCATCCAGACGCTCTGGATGATCCGCATACCCTCAAACTGTTCGGGTGGGAACATCGCCCGCATCGATCCAGACGACCAACGCCGCGCCGGGGTCGCCCATCAGAATGTGAATCGTGGCCGGTTCAACCGTGTCGCGGGTGTAGTCCAACCAGCCGACCGGGATGAAGTCTGCCACCGGGAAGGTGCCGTGTGCGATGGTCGGATACGACTGCACGAGGCGTCCCGCCGCGCACAGCACGCGGTCGCCAAACCGGCGCAGGTTCTCTGCGCCCAGTCGGTTGCCTTCGTAATAGACCTCGACCTCGTCGCCGTCGGGATGCTGGGCAACGATGCCGGACCCGGCGTCGATCACCCGTGCGGCCTCCGTGCCCGGCTTCGGAATCAGAATTGTCAGAGAAGGCATCGTGTCTCCGTTACGTAATTGGGAAGGACCGCATCGCGAGGCGCGGAACGAAGTACGCCGGAGTCCGGTTCGCCGCCCTCTCCAGATACTCAGGACGGACGCCCGCGCGACCAACAATCCATCCCGCCAGCGAGTAGTGCCGCTCGTCGCGTTGGATAACCAGCACCCACGGCGCGTCAATCGTGCGCCGGGCCGCATCCTCCGGCCGAATGAGCAGTCGCCCGCTCGCATGTCGAGTCATGCGGACTTGCTCGACGCCGAGGTCCATGTCCTCGTGGTAATCCGTCCCGGCTCCGAACCAATACCGGTTCAGCCCCTTCGCCGCCGCCATCTCTCCGAGACACCCGCGCACGTGCAACTCGAACTGAGACGCACCGGACGCGAGGCCATACTTCTCGGGGTTGGCGTTCGCCTCTCGCCCGGCATCGTTCCGCTGCACCGCCACGAATCGAGCGATCTCGTACTCGCGTTGCGTCAGTACCACCTGAATCGGGATCACCATGCGTGCGTCTGCTCCACTGGTTACGCGGCCTTGGCCGCAGCCAAGGACGCATTCAACATCGCCATCAGATCCACTGTTGCCGCCTGCGGCACCACGGCAGCGGGCACCGGCGCGGGCGCACCGTCCACGCGGCTCTGAATCAACGCCTTGACCGCCTCGGCGTAGCTGTCCGACTCCAGCACCACGTCATCGAAACTGACGCGCTTGGCGTCCATCAGTTGCGCCATCAGGGCTAGATGCTGGGCGTTCGCCTGCTCCGGCACGGCCGCGTACTGGGGCACGTCCGAGATGGTGCGGATGTCCGCGTGGTTGCGCAGGAAGTGCATTGCCAGCAGCTTGCCCGTGGACCGAATCACCACGACGCGCTCGCGGCCATACATGACCACCTTGCCGACGGCCATCCGGTCCGCCAGCGCATCCCGGAAGGTGACGAACGTCGTGCTGTCCTTGCCGCCGGGCGACAGGTAGTAGACGGAGCCGTCGTAGTAGCTGTCCCCGACCGCGTCCTCTCCGACGTAGCCATCGACTTGCACGACGCCGAGACGGTCCGGGCGCAGCGCCTTCAGTTCATCCTCGGTGAAGGTCAGGAAGTTGCCGGGCGCGACTTCGTAGCCCTTGACCAGTTCGGCCTGCTGCACGTCGGCCGCGCACGTCTGGCACCGCTTCACCAGATTGATCGGCGTGCCGCACGCGCCGTGCACCTGTCGAAAGCTCACGCCTTCGGCCGGGTCGTTGATGGCCTTATAGACCTTGACCGGGAAGCCGAACAGGCCGAGGTTGATGTCGAGATTCTGAAGTGAGCGCATCGAAGCCATCGTCGTCTCCTGAAGGTTGCCGTCGTCACCGCCGCCGAAACGGGGCACCGTTGCGGCACCCGTGCTGGCGGTCGCGTTGCCGCCTCTCCGTTGGTGTCACCGGCCTCTGGTGTCGTCCACCGCCGACTGACACCTTAATGGTAATCCCATTGTTCTCGTATGTCAAGGGCGACGGCGCTTGAATTTTCCGTCACCGAAGTAACGGTTGGTCAGGACTTTGGTCGCGCCGTTGGACTTCGACACCATCTCCCAGAGCGCGCCGTACGACGAGGTGCCGCCGGGTTGCAGCCACAGGTCTTCGATGCGGCCGAACTGCCCCACCTGATCGACCATGTCCACGACCCATGCGGACGTCTTCGCCGGGTGCGGACGCAGGAGCCGCCCGACTTGCTGGTAGTAGAGCGCCAGCGAGATCGTCGGCCGCGCCAGCACCACCGTCTCCAGTTCCGGGTAGTCGAACCCGATGCCCAGCACGCCGACGTTCGCGACGACCTTGATCTCGCCTGCGCGGAACGCCGCGATGATCGCGGCTCGCACCTTGGGCTTCGTGTCGGACGTGACGACTGCCGTCCCCGCCACCTCGCTCGCCAGCCGGTCGGCATCCTCCACGAACCGGGTGAACACCAGCACGTTCTTCCGACCGACCTCCAGTAGCCGGAGCACGACGCGCTTGACGCGATCGTTGAACCCAATCCGGTTGAAGTACCGCTTGATGGACTCGTCGGTGTAGTCCGCGCCGGTGGTGTTCACCTTGAGGTCGGCCGTCTTGAACCCCGAGACGATCTGGTATTCCGGCTTCACCAGATACCCGGCATCAATAAGGTCACCCACCTGTGCGTACGCCACGACTTCCCCGAACACGCGAGGCCGTGTGCGCGTGAGGAACTTCAACTGCGAGCCGCCATAGCCATCGGTGTGCAACCGGAACGGCGTGGCCGTCAGGCCCAGTACGCGCACCGCGCCCATCGCCTCGATGAACTGCTGGTACATCCCGGCCTTCGCATTGACCAGATGCGCTTCGTCCACGATGACGTACGGCACATGGTCGAACAGACCGGGGTTGTCCTTCACGCTGCCGATGGTCGCGAGCGTGATGTCGCCAATCTCCTTCGTGCCCATCGATGCCGAATAGACCTTGGGGTCGTAGCCGTATGCGAGGAGCTTGTTCGCGTTCTGCTCCAGAATCTCTTTCGTCGGCTGAAAGATCAGGCACGGCCCGTCCAGCGCCTGCACGACGCCCGCAATGACAATCGACTTCCCGGCCCCGGTCGGCAGGACCACAAGCCCGCCACCGGAGTCCGGCTTGCCTTTCGTCAGGAAGTGGACGCTGCGAGCAATCGCATCCGCTTGGTAGTCGCGCGGCTGCAGCATTTACGCGCCCGCCGCTGCTGCTGCGACCAGACGTTTCCGTGACGGAGGTCGCAGGAACGACAGACCCTGCTGCAGTTCCGGGCGACCGTAGCACGCCACGTATCGCCGCATCATGTGCGCGATTTCCATGCTGTCGAGCGCGGCCTTGTGCTCGCGATACCAGCGCCAGAAGGGCACCGCCCACTTCACGTACGGCGACTGCACCGTGTCATCGCAGAGCACATCGAGATCGCACCCGACGATCTGCTTCGCCATCGGATGATCGAGCCAGTGCAACCGCGACTCCATGCCTTGCAGTAGCTGGGCGCGCATGATGTCTTCGTTCCAACACTCGACCGTCCGCACCATGCCGTCGGCCAGTCCGCGCAACGGCACGACCGTCTGGTGGAACGTCGATTCGCCGTCGCCCTGCCAGATGTCGAACAGGCCCCACGTGAAGAACGACTCGCGCGCCTTCAGGTACTTGAACAGGTCCGCCTTCACGATCGTGAGCTTTGACGGGTCCGGCACCTTCGCCAGCGTGGCCTCCCACACCAGATTGATAATGTGCTGGCTCCGCTCGACCACGACGATCTGCTTGACGCGCGGCCGGTGCGCCAGTGCGACCGCCGCGTAGCCGACGCCCAGCCCGCCCACCAGCACGCGCCCGGACGCCTTCTGAATCAGGTCGTCCATCTGCCGCTGCTCGATGGGGAGATCGGTCATCCAGACGCCGCGCTTCTCCTCGCTCAGTTCGTGCCAGCGCGTCTCGTGCGGGTAGCACAACGCCTCACCGCGCTGCCCGAACACCACCGTCCGCATGTTGTCGGAGCGCATCGCTTTCCCGGCTGGCTCGATCCGGTAACTGATCCGCACCGGCCCGGACTCGCCCTCGGGAATATCGAGCACGTGGTCGTACCACCGCTTGCGCCCGGCCCTCATTTTTCGCTCCGCTTCTTTCTCCAGTACGCCTTCATGCGTTTCGACACGTCCGCGCGCTGCTCGTCGGTCATCCGGCGCTTGCCGCGATCCGACCGCACCGCCCGTCGCCGCACTGGGGTCGCGTCCGCTGCGTCCGCCTCCAACTCCGGGAACGTCTTGAAGATCGCCGCCCGCTCGGTCAGGCGCTCGTTGATCTCGCGCGTCAGTTCCACGATACGGGGCCGGGCACCAACCAGTGCCAGTCGCTGAATCAAATCACTCTGAGGCATCACTACTCCTGTGAAAGGTCGTCCGACTGGCCTGCTTGGTACTGGGCCACTGCCGCATCGACCGCCGCTTGATACTGCTCCGGGCCAAGGCAATCCGCCGGACGTTCACCCGGCGGGAACGGCCGCTGCACACTGTTCTGCCAGTTACCATCGCCCACCAGTCGCGTCTGGAACCCGAACGGGAGCTTGAGATCCCGGAAGACGAACAGGTGGTATTGGTTCGCCGAATCCACCAGCTTCGACTCGGCTGGGAAGATTTCGACCGCATCGAACTCGGGGCCACAGATTTCGTTTTTGATGCGCTGCATGTCGCGCCAGTCATGGTGCGGCTGCTTGTCATGCACCTTGAACGAGAGATGCGCGATGACACCGAAGACCGACTGCTGTTCGTCTCGCGGTTCGCGGACGTACACCGCCACCTGATACCGGGAGTTCCGAAGGATCGCGTCCGGCTTGTCGTACGCGTTCAGACCATCCGTGGGAATCTCGCACGGCTTGAATTCTGTCCAAGGAACTTTCGACCAGTCGATCTGCTTCTTGCGCTGCTTCATCGTCGTCGTCGCCTCCGTCGTCCGCGAGCTTTAGTGCTTCGTGGCGCTCGCCGGGTCCACGCTCCGAATGATAACACCATCGTTACCGGAGAGCAAGGCCAACAACCCGGAGCTATCCGCTAGCAGCACCGTCTGCTCCGCGACGTTGATACCGCCGATCTGTAAGAGCGCGATCTCGTCGGCGTCCGCCTGATCGAGCGGTGCGCCGGTGAGCGCCTTCTGCTCCATGCGCTGGAAGAACGTCACCGCTCGCGCGATGCGCTCCTCGGGTGGCAACAGGAACATCACATCAGCCCCAGCGCCCGCAGTGTGGCAATGTGCGACGGAGCCATCACTTCCTCGTCGCTCGTCTGCGGCACATCTTCGATGATGAACGGCTGCGCGATGTCGTAGGGCACCACGTAGGCCCGCGCCGTCGGTATCTTGAGCGCGTAGAGGCAGACATACCGGTGCGTCCCGTCAACTAGCAGATGCGAGCCGTTTGGCATCCGCACGAACAGGATCGGCTTCTTCAGGAACTCGGGATGCTGCACGAACGCCGCGAACCGTTCCTGCTCGACGCCGCGATGCGTGAAACAGAAGTGCGCGTGCTCCTCGTCCACCGGCACCGTGCCCGGCTCCACCTTGTCCGGGTTATCCACGCAGAACTGGTAGAGCGCCCCAGCGGCCCACGTCGTATGGACCCCCGTCACCTCGTCCACGTGCGTGAAGCACTCCTCGACCAGACTGACATCCGCCATTTTCATCGTCGTCTCCTACTCGACCACCGGGCATTCCGCGATCTCCCAGACCGTCAGCCCTCCATGTGCAGACCACGCGCCCAGCGCCGGGTCGAACGGTTCATCCAGTATCGCCAAGGACTCGACGGCGTCATCGTCCGGGTTGTCGGAGATGTCCTTGTCGATGTCGGCCTTGATGGCCTCGATCACCACCAGCCGTGCCGTGCTCACCGCGATCACTGTGACCTTGCCTTCGTTGTCCGTGTCCATCCGCGTGCCGACATACACCGTCATCGTGTCCTCGTCTCTGCGCCGGGCGGACTCGTCCGCCTGCTCGACCAGTGCGTTAATCTCCGCGACCCGTGCGGTCACGACGCCCTCGAACCCATCCAGCGCCTCCTCGCGAGACTGCCGGGCCGCGAGGAACGCCGTCGCGGTGTCGCACGCCTCCTTGAAGGTGCCCATCGCCAGCGCCAACGCCACGCGGAGCAATCCTGCTTCCGTGGGGAGGGTTGAGGTCATGCGTCCCTCCGGAGTCGCTCCGCGAGCTTCTGATCCCCTTGCCGGTCCCACTGCCACCGCGCCCATGCGCTGGGCAGGGTCACGAACAGGAACGTCAGCACGTCGCGCACAACATTCATGGTGTCACTGCTCCCGGTAGAGGAGATCGATGTCGCTGTAGCGCGACAGGTACTGCTCGATCATTCGCACGAACTCGTTCATGTTCTTCAGGATGATTCGGTCGGCTTGCTTCATGCCGGGACACTGAATCAAGTAGACCCGCTCGCGGTCAGGCATCTCTACTCCGCGACCAACGGGGTCGTCGCGAACCGCGCCCGGAGCGCGGCCAGTTCCTCGACCTCGGTATCCAGCAGGGCACCGTTGTCCTCGTCCGTCTCCAAGTCGGCCAGCCGCTCCTTCGCGTACTGGTCCTCCTCCTGCGCCTGCCACGCCTGCCACGCGGCTACAAGTTCGGCGTCCGACAGATGCCGCACGTCACCGGGATGCCACTCCAGAAACGACTGGAGCCGCTCGTTGGCCTCGCGCTCGTGCTTCTCACCCGCCACCGGCCCGAAGGCCCAGTCCGTCGAGGAACAGTAGAGCGTGGCCACGTCGCGCTCCTGATCGTGCAAAATCCTGACAGCCATCGTCTTTACTCCTCGGCCTCTCCGGCCAGATGATCCGTTTCAAATTTCTTCATCATCGGGTGCCTCGGCTTGTTGCTCCCGCGCACGCGCTGCTGGCATTCGACCACCAGCCGCCGCCCGATGTAGGCGTCCGGGTTCGCCACGGTCGCCGCCAGTAGTTCGCTGTTCCGGTTCTTGCAACGGCCCTTCGTGCCGTCATCGAACCGCACCAGCACGACCGCCGTCGGGCCGAACGACCCGGCTTCGAATCCGGTCACGGTCACCGTGTGCTGTTCCAGTCGCTTCACCTTGAGCCAGTCCGCCGACCGGTGCCCCGGCCGATACTTACTGGACAGCTTCTTGAGAATGACCCCTTCACCCCCGTTGGCCCAGATGGCTTTGACCCCGTCCCATGACGGAGCTTGCTGGGCCACCACGCACACCGCGTTACCGGGCACGTGCTGGCCTGCCATCAGCAGGAGCGCCCGCCGGTCCACCAGTGGAAGGTGAATCACCGACTGGCCCATCACTTCCACGAGGTCGAACATCGCGAACACCAGTTCATCCCGGAGCGACAGATTTGGCACGTCGGTCGAGATGCCACCGGGCACGAGGAGTTCGCCATCGTAGACACCATCCGGCATCGCCGCGAGGTCCGCAAGTATCTGAGAAGGGAGAGAAGGAATCGATCGGAGCGTCGTGCTGACCACGCCGTCCGCTTTGGTCACCAAGCAGCGATGGCCGTCGAGTTTCTCGTCCATCGTCCACTCGCCCGTGCCGAACGCCGCGTCGAATTTCGCCGGGACCATGAAGCCCTCGACGTCGAACAGGTGGCCGAACTTGCCTTCCACCATCGCACTGGCCTTCATCGCGTCGAGTTCGCCTGCCGTCGTCACCGCCGTCGCCACCGTCACCGCCTCCTCAGGGCGCATCGCCCCGACACCTTTAATGATAGTGGCAATCGAAGACGAAGTCAACTCCACATCTGGAGTCGCCGCGAACACGTAGCCGCCGCGCTCCTCCACGATCAGGCCGTGTCGCTCGACCACATCGCGCGTGTGCGAGCACCAGTGCGACCGGCCGCGCCCGGCCAGCAGCCAGCCTTTGCACTCGCACCCGAGTAACCCGTTGTCCGCCAGCGTGACGACGTAGACGGCATCACTCGACAGAGAGTCATATCGCCACGTGGTCACGGGGCGTCAGCCAATACCTGCTGAATGAACAGATAGATGGGCACCTTCGCCGCGTCAGCTTTCCCCTTCAACCGGTCAAAGTCCGCAACCGTCAGCCACGTCGCCACCCGACGCCCGGCCGTGTGCACCTTCGCACTGCGCATCGCTTCTTCGTTGCGGTCGTCACGGCACTTCCCGCAGCGCGGTGCCCCACGCGTCATCGGGCCACCACATTCCGGGCAGGGTCTGCGGTTGATCGACGCGAATGGATTCGGACTGGCCGAGAGCGTCACGTCGGCGTCACCGAGACGACCTCGTGCTCGTCCATCTCGGCCTCGGTGTGCCAGTCGCTCCAGTCCATCGCGTCCGTTCGGGCCGCGCGAGCGTTCGCCGCCTCCTGTGACTCCGCCTCGATCCAGCCCACCGACCGCGACGAACTGCGATGCTCGATGACGACTTTGAACTTCACGATGTCTCCCGCACGGCCTTGTCCGCGAGGTCCGCCCGGCGCTTGCCGGACTCGACATCCCTCAGGCCGTCATACCGGGCAACCGCCCACGGGATGGCGTAGCAGCACCACCAGAAGCGCGGCGTGTATTCCTCCATCGACGTGTCCCACAGTTCCGGGAACACCGGCAGGGTCCGCCCCTCGTGCGTAGCTGTCAGGTCGAGCGCGGCTCGCATCACCGACGAGTACCCTTCATCGAGGAACACCAGCACGCGGTCCTCGACCTCGGACCACAACTCTGCACGCTCCTCATCCGTCCACCCATCGGTGAATGTCGCGAAGTCTTCCTTGACGACAACCTTGAACCGCTCCTCGCTGAACTTCCGGATGCCGTCGTGCTTGTCGGCCGCGACCGCCTTCTCCGCGAAGTACTGGCGATCCACCAGCGGCGACTCCTTGCCTCGGAAGAACTCGAACATATCCGGCAGACGCGAGAACACGAAGCTGCCCATGTCTCCGGCGTAGGCGAGGTAGCCGGGCCACGTGATGATGTCGAACGAGTAGGTGTAGCCGTTCGCCCGGCACCGCAGATGCCGATACAACCCGTCGTCCCGGAGAACGGTCACGGTGTGTCCCGCCACGCGTGCGAGGAACTCGGCGTAGTCCTTCTCGCACTGCTCGCGATGCGTCAGAGCCATCGCTGCCAGCCCCAGATCAGGCTGTCCACTTTCCGGTACCGCTCCCGGAGCGGCTCCTGCATGTGCGCGGGGAGCTTCTCGATTACGACCTCGGTGGCGTACCGCACCAGTTCGGCGGATGCCTTCCGCAAGTGCGTGAGCGTCGAGCGCACGCCCTTCAACTGCGACTTCAGCGCGGCGATCTCGTCTCTCTGTTCCCGGATCAGCGCATCCCGTAACGCAAGGCTGTTTTCTCGCGCATCGATGACGGCCTCCAGTCTCACGATGGCCTCCGCTGGCGTTTCGTCCTCGTGCTGCGAGGGCACGTGCCCGTCGATCACGCGCCGTCTGAGTACGCGCTTCTTACTGAGCACACGCTTGATGGTGATAATCCGTGGTTCTACTGTCTCAGGCATCAGTCTTTCTCTCCCCACCCGTGCTCGCACTTCCTGCCGCCGGGAAGACGATCGAGGTGACGAACGAATCCCTTTCCGCTGGGATCCTTGGACACACGGCCCGTACAGTCCGGGCACGTATCGGCAACAGCCTCTGACGTTTTCATCTGCGTCTCCTAACGAACAACCGCGAACACGGTCGTCTTGGTCCGAAGTGGCTTGTCTTCAGGGCCAGCGGGATGCGACTCGATCCAAATAAGTTTGCGATCTGCGCGGCCCGGCCCGCAGGCTTGCATGCGCGGATGGCCTTTCACGATCCACCGCACGTGATACTGCCGCGAGCTACTCGACGCCGTGCCCTCGGTCGGCTCGACCGGCACGCGCACCGACTTGCGGAGCGCGACCACCGTCACCGTCGGTGTAGCCGGGAGCTTGAACTCCCGCTGCATCCGCTTCCGGGCGTGGCGTTCGATGTGTCCCGGCTGCTGCGTGAGCACCGGGTCCACCTTCTTCTTCGGCTGGCCCGGCACCGTCTGCCGGAACCACAGGCACGCCATCACGAAGAACAGGCTCAGGTCGGCAATCACCTTGATCGTCGCCTCCTCGCTGATGATGTTCGGGTCGCCATGCAGCGGCGTGCCCGGCCCGTAAGTTAGCCGCCAGCTTTTGGTGTTCAGCCCCAGCATCTCGTGGAAGGACATCGACAGCGGCCAGTACCAGCGCGTCGAGGGCAGGAGCTTGTGCGACTCCCGCCCCTTCGTGTCGCGCACGTAGGCCGAGAACATTAGGGCTGCACTGTTCAACGTCTCGGCACCCGACGCGTCCGTGCCCTTCACGTTCGTCCACGCCCACAGCAGCGCGTTGGTATGGTCACTGGCCGCTGGACTCGCCGCGACCGCCAGCGGGTCGCTGAACCAGAACCAGCCGCACCCGGTGTTCGGCGTCTCAACGGACGACAGCGGTGCATCGTGCGGGATGCCCACGGCGGCCTCTTGGATCGCCGCCGCCGTCTCGCCGTTGAAGCTGTACGCCTGCGCCACCGGCAGCAACCGCAAGTCCTGATCGAACCCCAGATGGCGCAGGGACTTCCGCGCCTCCGCGAGCTTCACCATCTGCTTCACCGCCGCCTGATCGTTCAGGTCCACGGCGTCCGGGAAGTACTCCTCGTGCTGGTCGCTGTTCATCAACTTCTTCAGCAGCACCGCTGCTTCAAACTTCGCATCGAGGGCTTGTTGCCAGTGCGGGGTCTGATCCAGCGTGGCGGGCTTGTGGACACCCAGCAACAGGTTGCTGAAGGTCTGCGAGTCCAACTTGCCGACCCGGCGCACCCATGCCGCGAGTTTCACCAGCACCTCGGGCGGCATCGCCGTCATGTCCTCGGCGTTGATGAACGATTCGATCTCGGACGCCGACAGCCCGGTCACCCCCATCAGCGTCTGAATGCGTTTGCCGCGCGTCGTGGCCAGCGGTCCCATCGTCGCGAGGGACGTGCCCGCGTAGGGCAGGACGTCCGCCGGGAGCGTGTCGTCCGCGAACTCCCGGAGCCGGGACGCGAGTGCCAGCGTGCTCTGCGTGAACTCCAGCGCCTGCCAGAACCGGCCGTGCAGTTCTGCGATGGCGTGCTTGGAAAACTTCGGGAACGACATCCCGCCCAGCGCACGGGCCAGCAAATCCTTCCGTCGGTTTGCGAGCACCAGTGCGTTGCATTCGTCGCACGCCGCCCAGCCACCCTGACTGGTCCCGATGCCGCCCGGCATGTCGAAGTCCGGAACCGGGAAGCTGTGCGCGGCACCGGGTGAGGAACAGAAGTCGCAGACCGCTGCGCCACCGATCATCGCGGCCTTCACCGTGGCCGCGTCGGCCGCGTGCAGGTTGCCCATCTCGCCGCTGATCACACCCTCAGCCAGTAGCCGCTCGGCCACCGGGCGGATGACGTTCATCAGACCCGTCGGCGTTTGAATCAGTTGGATGTGTTGACCGAGGTCCGGAGCAGTCATCGCCAGTCTCCCTGTGACGCATTGAGCGCGATCAGCACGCCGACCATGATGGCGACCCAGAGAAAGAACAGGACGCCCAGCCAGTCGATGCCCAGCCCGCCCGTGTCGGTGTAATTACGCTTCATCGTCATTCCTCCGCGTGCTCGCACAGGCGGTCGCAGATGTCGATGCCGCGTGCCAGATAGCACTGCGGACAGCAGGCGCAGGATTCGTCGCAGTCGCGGTCGGTGTGCTTCGTCGGGGGAGCCGTCGTCGCCGTCGTCGTCATCGCCATAGGTCCAATGATAATCCCATCACGGGATCGAAGTCAAGGGTGCACGTTCGCCTCGTGCTGACGACGCGCGGCCTCGGCCTCCACCTCCGCGCACGCGCACAGCCAGTGCTCCTGACCGGGTTGTTGAATGAACGTCGCCCACCCGCGCAGGGCGAGGAGCACCGCCGCCTCGGAGTCCTCGGGATGCCGACAGTCGGCCGCGTGGCGCAAGGCCGTCCACACCGTCTCGTGATCGGTGTGACGTTTCCACCGATGCCACGCGGCCAACCAGCAACCCATCACTCCATCTCAGGCGACAGCGGTCGCGCCGTCCGCGCCGGGCCGACCAGCACGGTGTCCCCGAACGCGCGGCAGTTCGGACAGCCTGCTTGCACGGCTCCCTTCATCACCTTCACGGCACGAGAGATCGGCATCGGCATGATGACTTCCCACTGGTGCGCGCACTGCTTGCAGTGGACGGTCATCGTCTTCTGGGTCACGTCCACTTACTGCTGGACCGCTTCGGCTTCATCGAACAGCGTCGGCTCGGTAGGTGGCTGCCCATCCTCCGTAAACGGCGACGGGATCCCGGTGAACCCGTTCTCGTCTTCGGCCGACACCGGCGCGAGCTTCACCTTCACGCTCTTGAGCGTGGCCAGTTGCACGTCGTACTCAGCCTTCTGCCGGGCCAGTTCCGTCACCTCGGTGTTCAGGCTCACCAGTGACGCCTCCACCTGTGCGATCTCTTTGTCCAGCCACTGCTCAAATTGCACTATCGACCGACGCTTAATCGCCATCCAGCCTCCTCGTTGTTCACATCAACAGCGCGGCAATCAGAAAGAGCACCGCCACTGCCACCAGCACCCGCACGGTCGCACGGGGATCCGTCGGAATCGGCCGCGTCATCGGATGCAACGCGAACGCCGCGCCGAGACACACGCCGACCAGCCCAATCATCACGCGCTCGATCACTGCATCCACCGGCCGAGGGCGGTCACGACCCACTTGCTGCCGCGCGGAGAGAACAGCACGGTCAGATACACGGCCACGAGCAGACTCGTCACAACGAACAGGACAACGAAGCCGAGGGCGAGATTCTGCGTGAAGTGATCGATCACCGCCGACGCGCCCCAGACCGCCAGTAGCATCGGCACCATCAGCGCCGACAGCAGCAGCATCCCGACCCAGTGCCGCAGGAACGCCTTCACGTGGGCGGCTCCGTCTCCTCCGCCCGAAACACCACGCGTGACCCGTGTCCGCACAGGGCGAGGTACGCCGGATCCCATGGACCGTACGTGCCCTTCTCCCAGTTCTTGTGGACCGCTTCCTCAACGGTGTAGACGGTGGAGACTTGCACGCGCATCTTCAGGTAGAACTCCTTGCGGAGACAGCCGAACCAGATCGGCTCGCCGTCGAGCAACGCACACTGAATCACCACGCGCCGATCTTGTTCGACCCATGCGTGAGAAAAAGGACGATCCTTCTCCGGTCCTTCAGGGGCAAGGCATATCCCGTGAACGAGCCGCAGATGTAATATCGCCTCGTCCTTGTCCTCTAAGACGGCGTCAGAGATGTATTGGAGAGAATCGTCAAAGCAGGAATGTGTGGGCATCAGCACACTCATGGTTCGTCACTCCTCACGCGCGGGTGCGATTGCACGAACACCTTGAGCACGGCTCCGAGGTCACGCGCATACGCCTCGTCCGCATCGCGCTTGCGCTCCAGCCGGGACGCCTTCTGGAGCAATGCATTCACCTGTTGCTGGAGTCGGGCCGCGCCCGTCGGCTTGGGACCATCCTTGTACACCTTGGGGCCATGCTTCCGGGGCTTCGGGTGCCCGGAGGGGTCGAAATACATCGGTTGGTCAGTCGTCGCCATCGTCGTCTCCGGAGTCCTTCACGGTACCGTGAACGGTGACACGTCCTCGGCCACCTCGTTCATCATCGCGGTCGCAGCGGGCAACAACTGGCGATTGCCATAGAACTTCCGCGACTTCCCACAGGCCACCACGTAGTAG